GGCAGTAACTAACGCTCTAACGCTGTGAAGCGCTGAGCACCTTTAATTCTAACACCGTGATGGTGCTGAAGGAGTAATACGATGGCAACACTAGCAACGACTCAATTAACTCTTGCCGATTGGGCGAAACGTCAAGATCCTGACGGTAAAGTACCTGTTATCGCAGAGTTACTTTCTCAATCCAACGAAGTCCTCGAAGATGCTGTATTCGTCGAGGGTAACTTGCCAACAGGACACCGCGTAACTATCCGTACTGGCTTGCCAACGGTTTACTGGCGCTCACTTAACCAAGGCGTGCCACGCTCTAAGTCAACCACTGCACAAGTAGATGAATCTGTCGGATTGCTTGAAGCATACTGCGCAGTCGATAAAGATTTGGCTGAACTGAACGGCAATACAGCAGCGTTCCGCTTATCTGAAGACAGCGCGTTCCTTGAAGCAATGAACCAGACTCAGACACAGACCTTGTTCTACGGCAATCCTGCAACGGATAACCGTCAGTACCTTGGTTTGTCAGCACGCTTTGGCGCAATCTCTGGTGCAGGAAATGCGGCTAACGTCTTAGACGCTGGCGGTACTGCATCTAACAACACCTCAATCTGGTTAGTTGTATGGGGTGATAACACTGTATTCTGCCCATTCCCTAAAGGTTCTAAGGCGGGTTTGATACACAATGACCAGGGCGAGTTAACCGTATATGATGGTAACGGCTACCCTTACCAGGCATTCCAGACTCACTACCAGTGGAAGAATGGTTTAGTTGTTAAAGACTGGCGTTATGTTGTGCGTATTGCCAACATCAATACCACGGATTTGACAGGTCAATCAGGTACGCAAGCAAGCACAGCAGCAACACAAATCATTAACTTGATGAGCCGCGCATTAGATCGTATCCCTAATATGGGTATGGGTCGCCCTGCTTTCTACATGAACCGTACCGTTGCTTCGATGTTGCGTATTGCAGCGTTGAACAAATCCAATACTGCATTGAGTATTGAAAAGGGTTTGTCACAGTTCGGTACACCGCAAGCGTGGACTAGCTTTATGGGCGTGCCATTGCGTCGGGTTGATCAGATATTAAATACTGAGGCGCGTGTTGTTTAATCGAAAGGGATAATCATGATACAAGATGCATTTTTACAATTCAGTTCAGCTCAAGCTGTTACTTCTACTGCAGCATCAACTAACGTTATTGACTTAGGCTTAGGTCGTGACTTAGGTATGGGCGAATCATTAGAAATTGATATTCGCTGCAACACTGCGGCTACTGCTGCTGGTGCTGCAACCGTTACATTCCAATTGCAGACAGCTGATGATGCTGCATTTACTACTAACGTGCAAACAATCGTGCAGACTGATGCGATTCCTAAAGCTTCATTAGTTTTAGGTGCTTCAATCCCGTTGCACATAGACCGCTCATCGCCTTATCCAGCACGTCGATACATGCGCCTGAATTATCTGGTTGGTACTGGTCCTTTAACCGCTGGAAGTTTCACCGCGGGCATTGTCAAAAATATCCAAGACCCTGCTATTAGCTACCCTAGCGGCTTCACTATCATTTAAGGAGTAAATAATGCCTAAATATCGCATTGAGGAAAACTCCTTCATTGACAACATGTATGTTAAAGCGGGAGACGAGATTGAAACTGATGCTACACCCAGTGCGCACTGGACACCGCTAGACAAGAAAGCAACTGCGGCAAGTTCAGCGGCTGCTGATGAGGAAGCCGCGCGTATTGCCAGCCTGCAAGCGTCTGAGGCTAAACTATCTGAAGCTCAGCAGATAATCGATGCGGCAGCGGTAGGCACTGCGCCAGCAACGGAAGCCGCAGCAATTTTAGAGTAATACCGCCCTCCTCCAAGTGGGTTTTGACAGGGGGCTTCGCGCCCCCTTTTTTTGTTTGAGGAGTAATGTATGACTGAAGTTGATATTTGCAATCAAGCCCTGGCTAACCTTGGCGACGATGCTACGGTTTCCAGTATCAATCCATCGGACGGTTCAGCACAAGCTGATTTATGTTCTCGCTTCTACCCGCAAGCGCGGGATTCATTACTTGAGATGTTCACATGGGGATTTGCTACCAAGAGAGTTACGCTTGCATTGCTCGGTTCTAATTGGTCAGAATGGAATTACGCTTACGCCGTGCCAAACGATGCGCTGAATCTGCTTGCTGTCCTAGCGATTGACGCTTCAGATGATTATGTAGCACCTGGTTACGTTGCACCAGGATACGTTATGCCTTCTGTTTTAGGTGCATATACACCCCAGCCATTCGTATCTGAAACTGACGGAAATGGTAATCAGATAATCTATACCAACATGGAAAACGCTGTATTACGTTACACCGCGCAAATATCAGATACCAGCCTGTTCTCTCCTCTGTTTACTGATACGCTGGCATGGCTGCTCACGTCTAAACTCGCAGGGCCAATACTCAAAGGCGATGCAGGTGCAAGCGCAAGTGCTAACGCCTATAAGATGTTTCGTACATTGATGATGCAGGCAACACAATCAGACGCTAACCAGCGTAAGATTAACCTGCGTCCGCAGACTGTTTGGATGGCTAACCGATGAGCGTCCGCACATTAGATAGATCATTTGCCAGCGGTGAGTTAACCCCCGAATTGTTCGGGCGTATAGACCTTGGCAAGTTCCAGAGTGGTTTGGCAACATGCCGAAACTTTATCACACTGCCGCATGGACCCGCAGTGAATCGTCCAGGCTTTCAGTTTGTGCATGAAACCAAGAACAGCGCGGCTGTATCACGTCTGATCCCATTCAGCTATAACAGCACCCAGACGCTAGCAATTGAAGTTGGTACAGGATACTTTCGATTCCATACACAAGGCTCGGTGGTATTAGCTGGCTCACCCGCAGCATGGAGTTCAGCTACGGATTACGTGGTAGGCGGATTGGTAAGTTATGGCGGTATTAACTACTATTGCATTCTTGCTAACACCAATCAAATGCCACCTAATGCAACCTACTGGTATGCTTTGCCAGCAACAGGCGAGTATGAAATACCAAACAACTATGTAGATGCAGACTTACTCAATATCCACTATGTGCAGTCAGTGGATATTATGACGTTGGTTCATCCAAATTACCCGCCACAAGAGCTGCGACGACTTGGTGGTACGAACTGGACGTTAACACCTATCGTGTTTTCAGCGCCAACGAATGCGCCTACAGGCGTGACTGCTACGCCTACAGGTTCAAGTACAGCACAGACTTATCAATATGTGGTTACTACAATAAATACTACAGGATTACAAGAGTCTATACCTTCAACTGCTTCTGCTTCCATTACCAATGACCTGACCGTAACTGGCAACAGTAATACGATAAGTTGGACATCCGTTTCTGGTGCTGCACAATACAACGTGTACAAATACTCAAATGGGCTGTATGGGTATATTGGTTCAGCGGGCGTAACTAGTTTTGTTGACAACAACATCACAGCGGATATATCAACAACGCCACCGATTAACGATGTAGTAATGGCAAGCACAGGAAACTATCCAGCGGCAGTATCATACTACCAGCAACGTAGGTGTTTTGCGGGTACTGCGATACAGCCGCAGAATATGTGGATGACGCGCTCTGGCACGGAGTCAGACATGAGCTACACCATCCCAACTAAGGATGATAATCGTGTGGCTTTCCACATTGCAGCGCGTGAGGCCAGTAGCATCCAACACATCGTGCCAGTAGCCAGTTTGGTACTTCTAACTTCAAGTACGGCATGGATGGTAACAGACACGGGTGCAGGTGCAATAACGCCTACATCAATATCAATCAAGCCACAATCTTACATGGGCGCCAATAACGTGACGCCTGTTATCGTTGGCAATTCCATCTTATACCCTCAGGCGAATGGAGGCCGCATCCGTGAGATGTCATATAACTGGCAGGCGAATGGCTACCTTTCTAATGACGTATCGTTGCTGGCACCGCATTTGTTCGACTACAACACCATAGTAGATATGGCATTCAGCCGCGCTACCTACCAGATATTATGGGCGGTAAGCTCAAACGGCCAGCTACTAGGCATGACGTATGTACCCGAACAGCAAATATCATCCTGGCACCATCACGACACCGATGGAAATTTTGAAGCGGTAACAACCATCACCGAGAATGGAGAGGACGTACTCTACGCTATTGTCAATCGTACCATAAATGGGGTTGCCAAGCGCTACGTGGAAATGCTGCACACGCGCAACTTTGCCACGTTATCAGATGCATTCTTCGTTGACTGTGGCGCAACTTATAACGGCACGGCAACCACTACCCTATCTGGATTAACTTGGCTAGAGGGCAAGACGGTATCAATACTTGCAGACGGTGCTGTAATGCCACAAGCCGTAGTAACTAGCGGTTCAATCACCTTGCAACAGGCAGCAAGCAAGATACAGGTAGGATTACCTATAACGGCTGATTTGGAAACATTGCCAATAGCCGCGCAAATAGATGGTGCATTTGCCCAGGGGAAGAACAAGAACGTAAATGCAGTTTGGTTACGTCTAAACAGGTCAAGTAGTATATGGGCTGGCCCATCGTTCGATGCACTCAAGGAGTTCAAACAGCGCACAACTGAACCTTACGGATCTCCGCCTAATCTTATCAGCGATGAGGTCAAGCTCGTGCTATCACCAAGTTGGGGTTATGACGGTCAAGTATGCTTGCGACAGATAGACCCGTTGCCTGTTACGGTTTCATCAATGACAATTGAGGTTGCAATCGGCGGGTAATGCGGTGCACGTATCCTGTGAGTATGGCTTGATAATCAGCTAATACTTACAGGAGTCACGTTATGAGTTACATAACAGCGGCAGGCGTTGCGGTTAATGCAATTGGTGCATATGGTTCAGCAAACGCACAAAAGAACAGCTATGCGTACCAAGCGCAAATCGCTGCACAAAACGCGCAGATAGCTAACCAGCAAGCATCGCAGGCCATAATCAACGGACAGACTGCGGAGCAGAACGTGCGTTTGCAAGGCGCTCAGGTAATGGGTTCCCAACGTGCAAGCATGGCTGCAAACGGTGTAGATTTAGGCCAAGGCAGCGCCAACGAAGTATTAACCACAACCAAATACATGACTGAGCGAGATGCATTGACGACTAAGGACAATGCACTACGCCAAGCATGGGGCTATCAGGTACAGGCGGTAAACGCTACCAACGAGGGGCGCATGGATTCTTATGCAAGTGACAGTATCAGTCCAGGAATGGCAGCCTTTACGTCTTTACTCGGTGGAGCATCTACTTTATCCAAGCAATATACTGCATCTAAGAAAGTGGGGGCATAAACATGCCTAGAGTACCTACATACGACCTTCCACAAGTCGCCCCACAAGTAGCGCCCAGTGCACGGCTAGAATCCAACGTAACACCAGGCATGCTGTCCATGCAATCAGATCAGATGCAGCGCACAGGTAGCGCTATGCAAGGACTTGGGTCAGAATTAAATGCTGAAGCGGTTGAAGCAGCTCACCTGGCTAACCAGCCGATTGTAGCCGATAGTGAACAGAAAGCGCAGAACGCATACAATACCATGCGCTTTGGTGTTCCTGTTAAAGATGCAAATGGAAATGTCACCCAGCAAGGCGGATATTTACAGCTTCAGAGCAAAGACGCACTCGCGCCTGATCCAAATACTGGATTATCGCTTGAACAAACCTACACAGGAAAGCTCAAGGATGCATTAGGCACGATTGAAGCAGGATTAACCAATGACGACCAACGTGCAATGTTCCGCGCGCAAACTGCCAATATGCTTCCAAGTTTTCAGGGGCAATTGCAACAACACGTATTTCAACAGCAGGATATATATACCAAACAGTCTAACCAAGGCGCGGCTGAAATGGCGGCGGAAACCGCTGGGCTTAACTATAACAACCCAACGATAGTTAGTGAGCAGGTTAAAAAGGCGCAGCAAGCAGCATATTACCAGACGGTGCATGACGGCATACCTGGTGACATGCAGACTAACATCATCAAAACAACAGGCAGTGCTGTCCATGCCAAGGTAATCGCTGCGGCGCTGGAAAATAACAACCCGATGTACGCCCAGGCTTATTATGAGGCGAATAAAGGCGACATGACTGCCAATGATTCACTGGCTGTACTCGGTAAACTCAATACACAGGTAAACACACAAACTGCCATGGGCGTTGTTAATGCAACTACCCAGCACTTCTCTACCCAGATACAGCCTAACGATATAACACGGCTACAGGGTGTAGTACAAAGCCTGGAAAGTGCTGGCAATCCAAACGCAGTTGGCAAGTTCATCTCAAAACAAAACACTGCAAAAGGCAGCATGCAGGTAATGGATGCAACCAATGCTAATCCTGGATACGGGGTTAAACCAGCTCAAGATAATAGCCCTGCTGAACGCGCACGAGTGGGTAATGATTACATTGTTGCGCTTGTACAGAAGTATGGCGGGATAGATAAAGGCTTGGCTGCATACAATGCAGGGCCAGGTGCGTTAGAGGCTGCAATTAAAGCTGATCCTAACAACTGGCTTGCACACATGCCCAAGGAAACACAAGCATATGTCAATAAGGGTACAGCGATGTATCAGTCAGGCGGCGGCGCTGCGCCCTTTCCAACCGAGCTTGAGTTTGTAAATCATGCAAAATCACAGCTACCTGCTACGGCTAATCCGCAACTCATATCGCTAACCCAAACGCAAGCCGAGCAGCAGTACGCGATGTTAAAGCAAGCGCGAAAAGATCAGGGTGAACAGGCATTGCAACAAGCGCAACAAGCGCTCATCGCCAACGGTGGCCAGCTTAACGCATTGCCACCGTCTGTAATCACTAACCTTGCTGCAGTCAACCCTGGTGCGGTAGATGGGCTTACTGCATTTGCTAAAGCAGTCAACCCTGTGACTAGAGATCAGGTAGTTACTGATCAAAAAGCCTTTGCCATGGCGGTTACTTATCCCAATGAATTAGCCAAGATGAGTGATGCAACGTTTGCAGGATTCCTTAAAACAAACTTCTCGCCTTCTGATCAAGAGAAAATATCAAAACTTCGTGCAGGGGTTATTAACGGCACTACAGACACAGGTATCGGTAGCGTAAACTTTACCACGATGAACAAGGTGCTATCAAATCGCTTAACAGCTTACGGAATATCACAACCCAAACCAAATGCTTCTGATGATGATAAGCAACGATGGGGATCAATTCAGCGCTTTGTCACCGACGACATTATAGCTGCGCAGCGTGATATAGGACACAAGCTCACACCAGATGAAGTTACTCAGCACATCGATCATTTAATCATGACTAACATCAATTTCAAAAATACATTTATGGGTATTGGGTATGGGTCAGTTGAACAGAAACCCATGATGACGATGAAACCAGGTGATATTCCAAGCGGTGATGTCGATGCTATCAGACAATCATTTGCCAAGCACGGCATAAACAATCCAACCAACGATCAGATATTACGCGCCTACTGGAAAAACCATGCCAAATAATTACGATGATGCAGTGGGTTCAGTGTTAGGTGAAACAGCTGGTACGATCCGCAATAATGTAAGTCTTGCAGCAAACAGCAACCCAGCGGCAGAAGCGCAATACCAGCACCTCGCCGCGTTCACCAATACCCCAGTAGAAACCGTCCGCAATATGCCTGACGTGGCAAAACAGAAAGCTGCCATGCAATCAGTAGATGCAGAAGGGATAGCTACCAATTCCCCACACCTGGCTAACTTTCTGTCGGACGCAGACAAGGCACGACTGGTACACGATAGCATCCCGCAGATGGCAGATGTTGAAAAGACATTACAACCTAAGACTGACGGAACAAGTGTAAGCACATGGAATCCATCTATTGGCGAGCGGGTATCTAGCTGGATAGGGAATGTATTCGGATTACCTGCACGGGATCGGGCGCGTGCGCAAAACCAGTATGCAATCAATCAATCAGGTATATCAGCAGGCGCAGCACGCGATGCCATTGGCGGTATGTCAGAAGTTCCTGACCAGTTTGTCAATAAGGCGATCAATACGGGTTCACTTGGTTTGCTTCCTGGTTTAGCTGGCAATGCACAAACGACTAGCGGCGGCATTGCGGGTGGTGCTGGTAACTTAGCAGGGTTCTTAATTGGCGCCCCAATGCAAGTCGCTGAGCGCATTGGCAGCAGGCTGGCACCTAACATTCTAGAACACGCAGCGGGAGAGTCATGGGCAAAGGCATTAGGGCGCGATGTAGCAAAACAATCACTAACGCTTGGTACTGCTGGTGCGCTATCACAGCTTGGCAATGCAGTAGATTCGCCAGACCTAATAACAGCCGCGCAAAAAGAGGGTGCATCATTCGCAAGTAATGCAATAACAGGAGCGATATTCGGAACTGCTGGCAGGCTTGCCCCAGACAGTACGCTGGCACAAGCAGGTGCGCGAATGGCTGGCATTACTACAGCAACAGATGCGCAATCAGGTAAAACACCATTTCAGGATATTGGTGATTGGGATACGTTGACGCCAGAGCAGAAAGGGCAAGCGGTATTTAATTACGGGCTTAATGCTTTCTTCTCAATGCGTGGCGCAGGGCGTGCAGATGGTGGCTGGTGGCATGATGCAGCCAAGGCAGATATAGCTCAGGATGATCACGCTACGTTATCCGCACTAAGCCAGCAAGCAGCAGCTAACCCACTACGTGAACGCTCGCCTGATCAGTTCCACAAGTTCGTTGAGGATGCCAGCGAGAATGGCCCTATCCCAGCCGTATATATTGACGCTCACACATTAAATAATGTATTCCACCAGTCAGGTGCAGATGCGATTGATATTATGGCGAAGATGCCTGACGTTGCTGGTCAGATGCACGAAGGGATTGAAACCAGCGGCACTATCAAAATACCAACTGCTGACTATGCAACATATATAGCGGGAACGCCGTTAGATGCTGCGATATTGCCGCACCTGAAAACTGACCCAGATGGGATGACTAAAACTGAGTCGGATCAGTTTAATGCAAATCAGATTGAAGAATTGCGTGCTCATGCGCAGGATATTGTCAGTAAGCACGTTGAACAAACAGAAAATGCAGCGGATAGCAAAGCCGTGTATGACAAGATACTAGGGCAACTTGACGCTACGAAGCGCTTCACGCCAGACGTTAACAAGCTCTACGCAACACTTGCCCAGGCTCACTACATTACCCGTGCCGAACAGATGGGAATGAAGCCAAGTGAATTGCTTGAACGCTATCCATTAAATGCCGTTGCTGAACGTATGGGAGGTGGTGTGTATGACCAATCTGAAAAGCCTTTTAATGGTGAAGAAGTAGCAAAAACTCCGATTGCCGAAGGCGCTACGCATATAGACGTTGATGGTGTACAGCGTCATGCACTAAACAGCGATGGCAAGCTTATTCACCCGACTGAGGAAGGTGTGCGCAACTTCTGGAAGTGGTTCGGTGATAGCAAGGTAGTTGATAGCGATGGGAGTCCAATCGTTGTTTATCATGGTACAGATAAATCATTTACTAATATAAATCTTGATAAGGGTACGCAGAAATTATTCTGGTTTACATCGGATAAGTCTGCAATAGAATCTGGCAATGTTGGGGCTTCTGGCGCAGGCAAGATAATGGAAATGTATGCCAAGCTAGAACACCCTGCTAACTGGAAACAATACGATCAGCTTATGTTGGATGAGTTCAAGTCACGCGGACTTGATGGGGCTATCCTTCCTGAAAAAGATGGTTCATTTGTTGGCTTCGTCATGCGCAAGGACGAGAATCAAATCAAATCCGCAGCAGGCAACAATGGCGACTTCAACCCGCACGATGCTAATATTCTGCATCAATCTGGAGATAGTAACCGTGGTGCATACGCTCCAGAAACAGGCACTATTGCCCTGCTCAAGAATTCCGACCTATCCACTTACCTGCATGAACTAGGCCATCACTTCCTTGAAATCAACATGGATATGGCTGGCCGAAGAGATGCGCCTGAATTAGTTAAGCAAGATACTGACACCCTGCTTAAATGGTTTGGCGTTGACTCAATCGAAGCATGGCACAATCTCGACTTCGAAGAAAAACGCAGCTATCACGAACAGTTCGCGCGCGGATTTGAATCTTACCTAATGGAAGGCAAAGCGCCAAACGTAGAACTGCAAGGTATATTCTTGCGTTTCAAGTCGTGGTTGCTCAATGTATACAAATCCCTATCAGCGCTAAATGTGGAACTAACTCCAGAAGTGCGCGGCGTAATGGATCGTATGCTTGCAAGCGAGGAATCTATCAAACGTGCCGAACAGGTGCGCGGTTATGAGCCGCTATTCAAGTCAGCGGACGATGCAGGTATGAATCCTGAGCAATGGGCTGATTACCAGCATACTGCATCTGAAGCAACTGACATAGCCGTTGACGAAATGCAGGGAAAATCAATACGTGACATGAAGTGGCTATCTGGCGCAAAGAGCAGAGCATTAAAAGACGTGCAAAAGCAGGCCGCAGGTATGCGTCGTGATATACGACGACAGGTTACAGGTGAAGTGTGGAAACAGCCTGTTTACCAGGCATGGCAATTCCTGACAAATAAGGAAAACATGGACCCATCTGATCCTGCTGATAAACCCACAGATGCAAAACCTGCACCAAAAGGCAAGACAAATCATGAAGTTGATCCATCGAAGGATTCGCTGTTTATGGCAATTGCTAAACTTGGTGGAATAGATAAAAGCCAGCTAGTATCTGAATGGGGCTTAGATCCGAAAGAGAAGATAGAGAGTGGACTATTCGGTAAGCCTGTGGTGCGTGCAGAGGGCAAGGGTCGAAACTTGGATGGCATGCTTGAATCGCTTGCCCAGTATGGCTACCTTACGCTTGACGTGCATGGTAAGGCTGATCTGCATGAGCTTGAAGATAAATTCTTCAAAGAGCTAAAGGGTGATCCTGAGTATTCTGCAAATGTGGATTACGATGCCATGCATGGTGATCAGCACAATATGGACGTTGCGGATATACAGCATCGACTTGGAGGACGACTAGATACAGTAGCAGTTGCATCAATCGCAGGAAAAGATATTGCCGCTAAGATTGAATCACTACGCATGACGCGCAAGGGTGCGCTTGATCCTGACCTAGTGGCGGAAATGTTTGGGTACAGTTCAGGCGATGAAATGCTGCACGAGATTGCTAATGCTGGTCACCCACGTGAAGTGATCGATAGTATGACTGACCAGCGTATGCTGGAAGAACACGGCGAACTATCAACGCCACAAGGTATAGAACGTGCAGCTGAGGATGCAATACACAACGAGGCAAGGGCGCGTTTTATGGCTACAGGGTTGAAGATACTTACTAAGTCGCCAGTTCCTATTCGCCAGATCACACAGGCAGCCAAGGATGCTGCGGAGTCAGCTATTGCAAACAAGAAGATTCGTGACTTAAACGTGCGCATGTATTCAATCGCAGAAGCACGTGCAAACCGTAATGCAATTAAAGCCGCTGCAAAGGATCCACGCACTGCGGCTGTTGAGCAACGGGCAGCACTACTGAATAACCAACTGGTGCGCGCAGCAACAGATGCAACTGAGGACGTGCGCAAGGGACTGGATTACTTCAAGCGTGTTACTCGTTCGGCTGCGCTAGATAAGATGGCAGTCGAAGATAGAGAACAGGTAATTGAC